CTACTTCAAAGACACGTCAAGCGGTCTGTCGTATGACATCCTGTTCATCAATCAGGACCAGTACAACGGCATCGCGCTGAAGACGGTCGGGAGCACGTTCCCGCAGGTGATGTGGGTCAACATGACCTACCCTGACGTCGAGATGTATGTGTACCCAAGGCCGACCAAGGACTTGGAGTTTCATCTGGTGTCGGTGCAGGCGCTGTCGCAGCCTGCCAACTTGGCGACGGTGCTGTCGTTCCCGCCAGGCTACCTGCGGGCGTTCCGGTACTGTTTGGCGATGGAGTTGGCGCCTGAGTTCGGTGTCGAGCCGTCGATGCAGGTGCAGCGGATCGCGATGGTGGCTAAGCGCAATCTGAAGCGGATCAACAATCCGGAAGACCTGATGGCGATGCCGTACAGTCTGGTGAACCGACGTAGGCAAAGATTCAACATCTTCTCGGGCGGGTATTGATGAAGACGCCCATCCTCGGCGCCTCCTATGTCGCGGCCAGCATCAACGCCGCGAACGACCGCTGCGTGAACCTTTACCCAGAGATCGTGCAGCAAGGCGGCAAAGAGCCTGCGTTCCTGCGCCGGGCGCCGGGGCTGAAGCTCATTACGCCGACGGTTAGCGGCTCGCCTGTCTCAACGCTTGACAACGGCCCGGTGCGCGGGCTGCACGTCTACGGCGGCAAACTGTACGTCGTGACGGCAGAAGCCCCGGCAACGCTGCCCTACCCCGAGACCAAGTTGTGGGAGTTGGACGCCAACTACGCGGCTACGCTGCGGGGCACGGTTGCTACTGACGTCGGCACGGGCCAGGTTACGATGGCCGACAACGGCACGCAGATGTTCTTGGCGTGCGGCGATGCGGCCGGCACCAGTTACATCTACAACAACAGCACGACTGCGTTCGCAGAGATCACGGACCCTGACTTCCCCGGCGCCTCCTCTGTCGGGTTCATTGACGGGTACTTTGTCTTCAGCGAGCCAGACAGCCAAAAGTTGTGGGTGACTGAACTGCTGGACGGCACCTCGGTCGATCCGTTGGACTTTGCAAGCGCCGAGGGCGCGCCTGACGACATCCTGTCAGTTGTTGTCAGCAACCGTGAGATCTGGGTGTTCGGCACGACCTCGACCGAGGTCTGGTACAACGCGGGCGGGCCTGACTTCCCGCTTGAACGGATCGCAGGCGCCTTCAACGAACTGGGCTGCGCCGCCCAGTATTCGACCGCCAAGTTGTCGAACGTGGTGTTCTGGCTGGGCCGCAACCAAGAGGGCCAAGGGATCGTCTATCGGTCGAACGGCTACATCGGCGAGCGGATCAGCACGCACGCGGTCGAGACCGCCATCCAAAGCTATGACACGATCGAAGATGCGATCAGCATGGTGTACCAGCAGGACGGGCACCCGTTCTATGTGCTGACCTTCCCGAGCGCCAACAAGACTTGGGTCTACGACTTGGCGACTGGCTTGTGGCATGAGCGGGCCGGATGGATTGCGTCTGAGTTTACGCGGCATCGCGCCAACTGCATGGCGTCCTTCAACGGCAAGATCATCGTCGGTGACTACATCAACGGCAAGCTTTACGAGCTTGACTTGGGCACCTACAAGGATGACGGCGACGTGCAGCGTTGGCTGCGGTCGTGGCGGGCGCTTCAGACCGGCCAGAACAACCTGAACCGCACGGCGCAGCACGCGCTGCAACTGGACTGCGAGTCGGGTGTCGGACTGGTAACGGGCCAGGGTAGCGACCCCCAGGTCATGCTGCGGTGGTCAGACGATGGCGGGCACATCTGGTCAAACGAGCACTGGCGGTCGATGGGCAAGATCGGCGAGACCGGGCGCCGGGTGATCTGGCGGCGGCTGGGGATGACCGAGCGCCTGCGGGATCGGGTGTACGAACTGAGCGGTACAGATCCGGTGAAAATCGCGATCATGGGCGCTGAGCTGCGCGCGAGCGGAACCAATGCCTAACCCGCAACCGTTCCGCATCCCCGCGCAGCGGGTGCCGCTGGTCGAGACTGAGCAGGGGCTGATGCGGCGCGAGTGGTATCGGTTCTTCAACCGCAAGCCCCGCCACGGGTCGTTCTTCGACACCACAACGCAGACTGCGGCGGCTACCAACACGGGGTACGCCGTGACGTTCAACAACACGGCTACGTCGTTTGGGATCGGGATTGGGCAGCCTACTTCGCGAATTTATGTCCCTGATACGTCGACCTACGACTTCGAGTTTTCGTTGCAGGTTGACAAGACATCCGGTGGTTCAGCCCTGCTGTATGTTTGGCCGCGTATCAACGGCATCGACGTGCCAGACTCAGCCAGCCGGCTGCGTGTCAAAGACAACAACGACGAGACCGTTGCGTCGTGGAACTTCATGCTAGATTTGCAGGGTGGCAGCTACTTTGAGTTGATGTGGGCAGTTGACGACACATCCGTGCAGTTGCTTACCGAGCCTGCGGCCGCATTTTGTCCGGCGATTCCGTCGGCCATTCTGACCGTTTTTGAGGTGTCGCTATGAGCGCCTTCTTGTCCTCTGTCCCCAAGCTTCAGTTCTTTGACGCCAACGGCGATCCGCTGGTGGGTGGAAAACTGTACACCTACGCGGCCGGGACGACCACGCCGCTGGCGACCTACACCGACTCGACCGGCGCCACGCCCAACACCAACCCGATCATTTTGGATTCCCGAGGCGAGGCGAACGTCTGGTTGACGGCGGTCGCCTACAAGTTTGAGTTGAAGACGTCCGCTGACGCGCTGATCTGGACGGTGGACAACATCAGCAACGCGCTGAACCTGTCTCAGTTGCTGGCAAACAGCGGGAGCGCCGCCAACCCGCCGTACACGTTCGCGGCTGACCCGACGACCGGAATGTACTTGGCGGCAATTGGTCAGATCGGGCTGACGGCCAATGGCACGCCGGTGCTGCGATCGTCTGACACCAGCATGACAATCGGCCAGGCTGGCGGGTCGAACGATGTGGACATTACGCACTACGGCGACATGGCGCAGACCGGCAACGTCACGCAGACCGGCAACGTTGTGCAGACCGGCAACTGGACGCTGACGGGCGACGTTAACGTTACGGGCGCTGCCGTGTTCAATGAGGCGGGTGCTGACAAGGACTTTCGCGTTGAGGGCGATACAAACCCCAATCTGCTGTTTGTTGACGCGTCAACTGATCGTGTAGGTGTAGGTACGAACGCGCCGGCGCACACGTTGGACGTCGATGTTGCATCTGCCTCGTTCCGGGTGCGAAACGCGACGGGTGGTAACGACTTCACGGTCAAGAGCGTTGCGGGGCCGATCACGCAGATTGGAAGTGTTGCCAACACCCCTCTGCAAATTTTAACGAACGACGTGGCTCGGATCCACGTCACCGCTGCCGGCAACGTGGGGATCGGCGTCGTCGCGCCCAACGACAAGCTAGACGTCGACGGGGTCATTAGAATTTCGTCCGGCAACGTGATTCGTTGGGTGGACGGCGGCAACATCCGGTCTTCCATTTTAGGCGACGCAAGTTCCAACCTTATTTTTTCGACTGCCAGCACTGAGAGAGCGCGCATCTCTGGGGCAGGCTTGTTCCAATACAACAACGGCTACGGTTCGGTCGCCACCGTCTACGGCTGTCGGGCGTGGATCAACTTTGATGGTACGGCGGTCGTCAGCCCGGCGTCGATGACTGGGGTGCGTGGTAGCGGTAACGTGAGCAGTGTGCTCGATAACGGCACGGGCGACTACACGATCAACTTTACGACCGCGATGCCGGATGCCAACTATTCGGTGGTCTGTTCAGCGGGCAACACCGACGCCGCCGGCGAAGAGTTCGTGGCGTTTACGCCTTCCGCGTCTGTTGTCGCGGGCAGCGTAAAAATTCGCGTGTCGTCCGGGTCCGGCGCCGCGACGGACGTTGCGGTTGTTTCCGCAGCAATCTTCAGGTGATCAGCATGAAAGTCATTTACGCAAAACCAGACGGCGGTGTGGCCATCCTGATCCCTACCGGCGAACTGCCGATTGAGGTGGTCGCCCGTAAAGATGTACCGCAGGGAGTACCGTACAAGTTTGTCGAGGATAGTGCGGTGCCTACTGACCGGACGTTCAGGAACGCTTGGGTAGCCGAGCCGTTTGAGCCGGATGGGTACGGTGACCCGGATGGATATTGGAGTGAGCAAAATGATCAAAGTTGATCTTGACAAAGCCAAGGTGATCGCTCACGATCGCCGTCGTGCGGCTCGCGAGAAGGAGTTCGCGCCGTTTGACGACATCATTGCCAAGCAGATCCCCGGCGTATCCGCACAGCAAGCCGAGGCCGAGCGCCAAAAGATCCGCGACAAGTACGCCGCCATGCAGACTGCAATCGATGCAGCTCAAACGCCTGACGCGATCAAAGCCGCGCTGGAAGGGGTGAAGTAATGGATCCGATAACAATGTTGGTGGGCGGCCAGATCCTCGGCGGTCTGTTCGGCGCTCGCTCTGCCCGCAAAGCAGCCGCCACGCAGGCCGCTGCGACCCGCGAAGGGATCGCGTCACAGGAACGGATGTTCGAGCGCCAGTTGGCGATGCAGGAGCCGTTCCGGCAGGGCGGCCTTGAAGCCCAGAACATGCTGATGGAAGAGATCCGCAACCCGTCACAGTACCGGGCGACGGCGGGTCTGTCGCCGGCTGAGTTGGCGGCTGAGCAGTTCAACTTCGAGGCTGACCCTGGCTACGGGTTCCGGCTGTCGGAAGGCTTGCGTGCGCTTGAGCGCAGCGCCGCCGCCCGAGGCGGGCTGATGTCGGGTGGCACGGGCAAGGCGCTCCAGCGGTACGGCCAGAACCTTGCGTCTCAAGAGTACGGCAACGCGTTCCAGCGGTTCCAAGCGGACCGTGCGGCTCGGGCCGGGCTGGGTGCGATGGAGTACGGTCAGTTTGCGGGCGAGCGCAGCGCGCGCCTGCTGCCGCTCATGCAGACCGCCGCCACGGGCGCAGGCTCGACCGCCAACATCGCGGGTCAGATGGCAAACTTAGGCGGCGCGCAAGCGGCCGGTATGGGTGCAATAGGGGCCGCGCAGGCCGCCGGCACGATCGGGTCGGCGAACGCGCTGGCGAACGCTTTTGGTCAGGGCACGAATCTGTACTTGCAAGGTCAGCAGAACCAGTTCATGCAGAACCTGATGAACCGGCTGTATCCGAACACATTTTCTAGTGTCAACAGCACTGTGGAATATTGAGGATCCCCGCTATGGCTATCATGCCGCAGATCGCGATGGGGTTCCAGATGCCCCAGATCCAGTTGCCGAACCAAGGCAATATGCTCATGCAGGTTGCGCAGCTTCAGCAGATGCAGGAGGCGAACGCCTTGCGTCAGGCGCAGGCCCGCAAGCTTCAGCTAGAAGAAGAGCGAGGCAACGCGCTGGTACAAGCGTTGCGCGGCGGGCAACCCACGCTTGAGCGGCTTGTGGCGGCTGATCCTGGACGCGGGTTTGAGGTCTACAAAGCGTTTCAGGAGCAGCAAAAAGCACAGGAGCAGCAAGACGAAGAGCGCCGCAAGAAATTTGTGAGCGCCATTTACGGATCGTTTGAAGACCCGTCATTGCCGTCGTATGGCCGGTCGGTGCGGTTCTTGCAACAGCAAAAGCTGACTGACCCTGAACTGGACAAGTTCTTGGGTGACTTGATGTTTGTCGACGACGCTACTCGCAAACAACAACTCAGCACGCTGTTGAACGCGATTCCGGGCGGGGGTGACTACATCCGCAAGATCGCCACCGAGGATGTCGAGCGCGGCGAAAAATCGGCTAGAGTGGGCAAGATTATCGCTGAGAGAGATGTAGAGCGCGCGCGTCTGAAGGGTACGCTTCCGACCCAGCCACAACAAACTGAACTGGCAAGATTGATTGCAGAGCGAGACGCACTGCCGTTAGGCAGCCCGAATCGAGAGTTGTATAGCCAGCGAATCGCTCGGCTTGGGCAGGCGCCGACAACAACGGTAGAGGTTAATACTGGCGAAAATATTGAAGAAGGCGCTCGCCGCAGAAGCTTGGTTGAAGAAGAAAATCGGGCGCGTGTGGCAGCGCAAGCAGCGCGCAAAACACTTGTGTCGGTTGACTCGGCTGAGCGCGTTTTGGACTCTGACTCTGGATTTAAGACAGGCTTTGGCACTGAAGTCAAAGCGACCGTCGCAGGTTTGCTTGGCGCTCTTGGCGTAAAAGACGCAGAGAAATTTGCGACCAACGCGCAGACGTTCTTGAAAGCGGCGATGGACCAAGTTTTGGCGCGGCAAATTGAGCAAAAGGGTGTGCAAACCAACCAGGACGCGCAGCGCATGGAGCAGACCTTTGCGCAGTTGGGCAATACGCCAGCCGCTAATCGTTTTGTGTTGGCTGTGTTCCGCGCGCAATCAAACATGGCGCTTGAGCAAGATCAGTTCTACCGCAAGTGGGTCAAAGACAAGGGCACCATGAAGGGCGCCGAGGATGCGTGGCTTGAGCAGCAAGGCAACAAGTCTATTTTTGAGCGGCCTGAATTGAAACAGTACGCGCCTAAAAAAGACGCACCCACACCGTTGCCAGATGTAATTAACTTCAAAGATTTGAGGTCCCGATAATGGACGTTCGGCCGGTTCGATTGCCTAACGGCACCGTCATTGAAAATGTGCCGGTCGGGACGACGCAAGCGCAACTGATTGAACAGTTGCGCGCCAGCGGCTACGACGTCAGTCAGTTGGGCGACGCCATGCCGGCAGAACGTCGGATGCCAACGGGTCTGTTGGGGGTGCTGGGTGTACCGGAGCAAGTGGAACGCTCGATCGCCGCTGGAGCCGTCCAAGCCGCGATGACACCGCTTCAGTTGGGTGGCGCGTCAAAACTCGGCCTGCTGCCAGAACGCGGCGCTGCCACCGAAGAGTATCTGAAGCGTGAATTCCAAGCCGATCCGACAACATTTGCCGGGCAAGCAGGCAAGTTTGGCGCTGAAATGATGTTGGGCGCGCCGATTATCCGAGGCGCCGGCGCCCTGATCGAAAAGGGCGCGCCGGCTCTCGGGCAGGCGGTCAAAACAGGCGGGTTTGAGATCCCCGCAACGGTCGAGGGCGCCAGAGGCATCGGTCTGCGCATGGCAGGCGGCGGTATTGGCGGGCTTGCCGGTACGTTGCCATTCAGCCCGGAAGATGCGGTGTTTGCGGGGCCGCTTGGTGCGGTCTTGGCGCCGATTGCCCGCGCTGCTTTAGGGGGCGGTCGCACCCTTAAAGACTTGGCTCTTTCCAGTCCGCAACAGCTTGCAGAAAATGCCTTGCTGGAAGCGGGCGGCGCTGACTTGCGGAACGCGCTGATACGCACACAGGGCATGAAGACGACGCCTGGATATACGCCGTCCGTGCTGGAGCGAGCGGTCGAGGGCGGCGTCGACAATCTTGAGTTGGCCGCGTTACAGAACCGAATTCGGCTTGCACCTAAAGCGGCGCAGATCCAAGCGGATTCCATCAGCAAGAACATGGGATACCTGCAAGCGCAGCTTTCTCGGATTGAAGGGCAGCTTGCGCAAGACATTACGCGACTGTCGCCGGCCGACGCAACGCGGTTGTCCGAGGTGCGCAACAACCTTCAACGCCAGTTGGCCGCTGAAGAACAGAACTTCAACGCACTGATTCAGTCGCTGCCGCAACAACTGCCGCCTAATGTTGCCGCTGCTGCGGGGGAAGCGCCTGGTGAAGTGCTCCAAGCGCGTGCAAGCGAGTTGCGACGCCGGGCGCGCGCCTCCTATGTCGAACCTGCGTACAGGGCTGCATTCAATGCGGCTGAAGGCGCGCGCATTGACGTGACGCCTATTGCTGACGCGGCGCGCGCTGCCCTCGGGCGCCCGTTGGCCGAGTTTGCGCCTGAGTCTATGCCTGCGGTCGCGCGCGTGCTGGGAAGGCTAGAGGCGCGCCCCGTTGTCGAGACGCGCGTCAGCACGCGCGGTCGTCCGCAGCGTGTCGTGACCGGCGAGGCGCCCCCAACGATGACTCTGGAAGAGCTTGACGCACTGCGGAAAGCGATCAACTCGGACATTGCGATGGCGCAGCGTAGCCAATCAGGATTGACGCCTGCGCAGGTCACGGATCTGTATGCGTTGCATCGGCAGATTGACAACGTCGTCAACAACGCGCCCAACTTGTCAGATGAAGCCAAGGAGCTGTACGGACAGGCGCTTGACGTCTATCGCAATCGGTTTGCGCCTGCGTTCAAAGACAACGTGACCGGGCGGCTGCTGAAAGATACGGCGTTTGGTGAGACGCGCATTCTCCCTGAAAACACGGTCGCTGCGTACTTCAAAGATCCCACCGACACCCGTCAGTTCTTGACGACGTTCGGCGCCGACCCGCAAGCGCGCGCAGCGTTTACGACAGGCATTGAGGATTTGTTCCGCAAACAGCTTGTTGACCCCGGCACCATGCGGTTGCGGCCTGACGCAGCGGCAAAGTTTTTGGAAGAGAACGCACCAAAACTTCAAGTTCTTGAAGACGCGGGGATGCCGATCCGTCAGCGATTGGAGCGCATTCAAACCGAAGCGGCGCGGCTGGATGAAGGCTTGGCAAATGTTCAGTCCTTGCGCACAACTTTTGGTGGTGAGACGGCCCAAGACGTCGTTCAAGTGCTGCTGTCCAATCCCCGCAACATGAGCGAGGCGCTGCGAAGGCTGTCGCCAGACGGCCGAGAGGCGGTGCAGTCGGCTATTGTGACGCGCGTCAACAACTTCTTGACCGGCGATAAGCCGAACGTCGGCGGTGCCGTCAAGCTGTTGGCTGACAACAGTGCCAGCATCAAGCAGGTCATGGGCAAAGACGGCTTTGCAGATTTAGAGGCAATTGTTGCGCGCACAGGCGAATTGCAGAAAGTGTCCGCGTCGTTGGTGCGCGCTATGCCAGACGCGCGGGTGGTGCCAAAGGTCCAGCAGTTGACGGGCAACTTTACGCAAGAAGAACTGACCGACTTGGCGTCGGTCGCTGCCGACATCGCCCGCTATCAACGCGGCGAAGGTCTGGCCGCGCTTGGAATTGCAGCCCCGCGCCCCGCCGCCCAACGGCTGGCCTCGGAAGCAGCAGAGCAGACGTCGCCTATCGCCGGGTATTCAACCCTTAATCAAGAAGTCAATCTGGCGTTACGCATCAGCCAAAACTTGCGTCAGCGCATCAACAACCGCGCCGCCAACGAACTGGCCGTTTTGATGCATCAGAAACCTGACCAAGCGTTGGAAGCGATTAACGCTGCCTTGGCGCGCAAGGAGCGCCGGACGATGTTTAGTGGGGCTGCTGGGCGCCAAACCGCGATTGTTGCGCCGCAGGCCGCGCAGCCGTTTGTGGATTTTCGCGAGGGTGAATGATGGGCAACATTTCCGAAGTGGAGGCGAAGTTGATGAGTCACGAACAGGTATGCGCGGTGCGCTACGAAGGCATCAACGCTCGCCTCAAGCGGCTGGAGCATATACTGGTCGGCAGCGCCGGCGCTATCATCCTGATGTTGATCAGTCTTGTGATTAAACTGTAAGAGGTCGCACATGAACTCAGCTATCGTTGCATCGATCATCCGTCACGTCCTGACGACTGCTGGCGGCGGCTTTGCCGTCGCGTGGGGCATCGACGGCGAGACCTGGCAAGGTATCGTCGGCGCCATCGCCACGCTGGGCGGGCTGGGTTGGTCGGTCTGGGACAAGCGTCGCGTATGAGGTTTGACGCCTGCCTGAAGCACGTCCTCGCGCACGAAGGAAACTTCGTTGAGCACCCCAACGATCCGGGCGGCGCTACTAACTTGGGCGTCACTAAGGAGACGTGGGAGCGGTGGGTCGGTCACGGCGTCAGCGTCGACGCCATCCGGGCGCTGACCGTCGCGGACGTGACGCCGGTCTATCGTGAAAAGTACTGGGACCGCGCCAAGTGCGGCGCGCTGCCGGTCGGGATCGACTACTGTGTGTTCGACACCGCGGTCAACAGCGGGCCAGGCCGCGCGATCAAGTTCCTGCAAGAGACGGTCGGCTCGACGTCAGACGGCGTGCTGGGGCCGCTCACGCTGCGGGCCGTCCATGCCATGAACCCGCGCGACGTCATCGACGGGTACTGCGACCGGCGCTTGGCGTTCCTGAAAGAACTCAAGACTTGGGAGACGTTCGGGCGGGGCTGGGGGCGGCGCGTGCTGGAGGTCAGGCGCACCGCCCACGAGATGTTAGCCGCGTCCTAAAACTTCGTTGAGCTTCTTGACGTAGTGCAGGCACTTGTTGACGTCGTCTGAGTCCTTGCGCCCCTGCCGCATGGCGTACTTGATGCAATTCCCCTTGAGGAACCCGATGAACTCCTCGCGGGTCAGCACGGCCTCCATGACGTCCCACGGTTGCACCCCCATGTCCTTGTAGTGGGTGCCGCCAACTTGCATATCGTTTGCTTTCATCTTCCAGGCTTCCTCTTCTTCCTGAGTCATCTCGATGTAGTCGTTGAGCGTCTTTACCACGGCGCCTCCTCACACGATTGCCGAAAACCAACTTTGTCGAGCCGGTCGCGGAGCGGGGGCTGGCTTATACCCTGCATTTGACGTAGCTGCTCCACGGTCGGGAAGGGCCACATCGAGGTTGCGTCTCCACGAGACCGGCGCGGTTGCTTTGCCGGGGTTTTGGACGAAGAAGCCGTGTCGGACGAGTTCATTCATTGCCTTCCTGATGGTTGAGCGCCCGAGGTTCAGCTTCTCGGACAGTTGCACGTTGTCGTAAGAGACCGGCGTGTCACCAAAGAGGTCAAACAACTTCTTTTGCGTCTCGTTCCATCGTTCGTTGGTGTTGCTCCCGTAGCCAAATGCGTACACTGCGACGGGCTGCGTAACCTTGTAGTCCCAGCGGACGACGTGGAGCAGACCTTCTTTTTTCATTGCTGCGATGAACTTGTGGACGCCGTCTGCGCCGAGGCCGGTGCTGGCGACAAGTTCCAAAGCAGTCTGCGGCTTGTCGATCAGGGACTTGATAAGCAGGGGGATGGTTGTTGCGCTTACTCTTTTGGTCATGTGTTTTTATCCTTAAGTTTTGCTTCGATCAACTTAGCAAATCGCTCATGTCCTGCGCTCGCGCCACCGAACCAAACTTGTGCTGCGAGCTGCTCAACTTCTTCATCCGTCAGTCCGACCCATTGGCGCTGCTTGAGGCGCTTGATCTCTGCCATATGCTCTCGCAACGACTCCTGCGTTGCTTCAAGGAGCGACCAGTCGCGCTTGCCGAGCTCGCACTTCATCGCTTCAATGCTCATTTCGTTAACTCCTCCATCGCTCTCCATGCCGGTCGCCACACCTCGCAATCCAGACAAGTCGGGTCACCGCAGTCAGGATCAACATGGACAAGAAACCGCTCAAGGATCTTCACCAACTGCCCGACAATAGCTTCATGCTCCATGACCGTCATTGTTGGGATGCCGTCTATCATTCTCGTGAACTTGGGTTTCATCTCTCACCTCTGCTTAAAGCCCAGACGCCGCATCCCGAGTTCGATCAGCATGGCTGCGTCCTCAAGGCTGTTCTGGGAACTGCTCATGGCTGTCTGCCATTCGCCACCGATCAGCTTGCCGACCAGACCGACCGTGACGATCTCACCGTTCTTGGCATCCTCCAGCCATTGCTCAAGCAGTGCAATCGCGTCGGAGTTGTCGGGCGTAGTGGCTTTGATAAATGGTTTGATGTTGTCGGTCATCGCTCATCCCTTGCTTTCAACATGGCGTCTGCTTGCTCGTACGCAGCGCGGGACATCTCGTAAAAGTCCCAACCCGTATCAGGGGCGGTTAGGTAAGCTTGCATCGCCTTGGCCGCAAAGTAGTCCCTAAGCGTCATGCCTTGATATGCCGTCCCCGTCGGGAACGCCGGTCCACCTGTTGGTTTATTCCTCTCTCACTCCAATAGTTCTTTGATGGCTGGCGGGATCTTGGGCAGCGG